CCGAACGAGATCATGGGCGGCCTCGGCGGCCCTGGCGCACGTGCCGGCTACCTCTACGCCGACGTGCTCACCGCGGCGCTGGCCTACACGCCGCAGCGCGGCGACGAGGTGAAGCTGGGCGCCACCGTCTACACCGTCGAGGACGCCGAGCGCGACACGCTGGGCCTGTCCTGGCGGCTCACCTTGTCGGCGCTGATGCCATGAGCACGCCACTCCGCGAGGCGGCGCTGGCGGCCATTGCCGCGCGTCTCACGTCCCAGCTTTCCGGCGTCACCGTCGAGCGCGCGCGTCGCGCTCCGGTGGACACCGACGCCGAACACCTGCCGCGCGTGGTGCTTACCGCAACCGACTGGACGGCAGACGAGACGGCCGAGCCTCTGGCCACCCACTACACGCTGGCGTTCGTGGTGTCCGGCTACGTGCGCGGCTCCAGCGATCTGGCCATTGAGCAGGCACTTTCCGCGCTCCACGCGCGTGTCGTGGCGGCTTTGGCTGGCTGGACGCCTGCGGTGTCCGGCGTGGGCGATGTGGCCGAGGACGGCGCGGAAATCCGGCTCTACGACGCCGACGAAAGCGCCAAGCCGGCCGGCGAGTTTGCGGCGCGGTTCAGCGTCCTCTGCATTGGCGGCCTGGGCACTCCCTACGCCGCGTAGCCTCATCTGGCCTTGGGCAAGCCTGACCGCAGCGCCGTGACGGCGCCGCTTTCCCTTCGATGGAGCCTCGCATGTCCACGAACCTGGTGCGGATGAAGTTCGCGGCCGTTGCCGCCAAGATCGAGACGACGGTTGGCACCGACGCCATCGCCGGCACTCCGGCGGCATCCGACTGGATCGGGACGGACTGTGAGGTGCAGTTTGACCCGCAGGTGATCGACATCCCGGAATACAACGGTTCGTTGGACCGTTCCGCCGGGATCGTCGGCGGCCTGCGGCCCCGCCTGCGCCTGCGGATGCCGCTGCGTGGCTCCGGCACTGCCGGCACCGCGCCGGAGTGGGGCAAGCTGCTGCGCTGCTGCACGTTCGCGGAGACGGTGACGAGTTCCGCCGTGGGTGCGCCGACTGCCGCCACCGCCGGCACCACCACCACCGTCACCGCCGCCACGCCGTTCGGCACGACGGCGCAGCAGTATCGTGGGATGCCGCTGATCGTCACTGGCACGGCGGCCACCACCACGGGCATCATCGACTACACCGCCGGCCGCGTGATTACCGTGGGTGAGACGGCCAGCACGGCCTTCACCACGGCGTCGCTGCTTCAGGTGCCGATCAACGTGCTCTACAGCCCGACCTCGGACGAGAGCGTTTACAAGACGGCCACCGTCTACTTCTACGCGGACGGCCTGCTGTGGACGTTCACCGGCGCGGTGGGGACGGCCTCGATCGAACTCACCACCGGCGGCATTGGGTTCATCAGCTTTGAGCTGCGCGCGCAGTTCGCCACCAAGTCCGCCACGGCTCTGCCGGCCGGCGCGGCAACGGCCGCCAACACGCGCGTAGCCGTCGTGCCGCCGCGCTTCGTGGCTGGCAAGTGCCAGTTGAACAAGGCGCTGGCGCAGGTGCGGACGCTCTCGATCGGCGCCGGCGTCAACGTGATCCTGCCGGACGATCCCGAGAGCGCGGAAGGCTACGGCCCGGCGCTTCCGGTGGAGCGCGACACCGCCGGCACGCTTGATCCCTACATGAACACCAGCAACTCGGTGTCCCTGTTCTCGGCCTTCCGCGCTGGAACGGCGATGAGCCTCATGGCGATCATCGGCAGCACGGCCGGCAACCGCATGTTGCTCACCGTGCCGCTGGCCAAGGTGGTCGGCATGGACCCCGGCAACCGCGAGGGCCTGGGCCAGCACGGCATCAGCTTCCAGGCGGACGGCGCCGACGCGGCTTTCTACATCTCCCACTTCTAACCCGGAGCCTTCATGGCCGACGAAACGCCTGTCGTGTTCAGCGCGCGCGAAACCGAGTGGTTCACGCCACCGAGATCGCCGCGCTCCTACCTCCTCCAGCCACTCACCTACCGCGAGCGTTCGGCCATGCGCCGCGAGCTGCGGCGCGTCGGCGGTATCGCGCCGGAGCGTGCGGCGCTGCTGGAGGGAATGCGCGAGGCGTTGCGCCAGGTGCAGCCGGCCAACCTCGACGCCTGCCTTGCCGTCGTGGACGAGGCCGAGGCGGCACCGGAAGATACCAGCGTGCAGGCGCGGCTGGCGGTGGTGGAGCAGGCTGTGGCGGACGTGCCGGCCTATGCCGCGCTGATCGACGCGCAGATGCGCCACAACGACGCGGTGCCTTACGTCGCGGCGCGCTACGGCCTGCGCGACTGGCGCGGCCCTGGCCTGCCGGTGTTCGCGCGGGTGGACGGCGTGGTGCCTGACGATCTGCTGGAAGAACTGCCGGCGGTGGAGATCGGCATTGTCGGCTGGCGTGCCTACGTGCTGGCCATGCTTGGCCGGAGTGCGGAGGGAAACTCCGCGGCGCTCTCGCCGTCGCACGAGAGCCCGACGCCTACGCCGGAGGGCTGAGGCCCGTTGATGGCTCTGACTGGCTGGTGGCTGGCGAGCCTTGGCCGGGCGACAACCCACGGCTCACGATCGGGCCGGAATGGCATGAGTTCGTGCGGCTTTGGGCGGCCTGTCGCGGTGAGGCCGGCACCGCTCACTGGCCGGACGTTGGCGGCGTGGCGGATCAAGCGGCGTGGGTTGTCGATGCGTTCGCCACGCTCACGTCCATCGACGCCGACATGCGCGAGGCTGATCGCAAATTGCGAGGGCGCGGATGAGCCTCCTACACGCAAGCGTCACCGGCAACCTTCGCGCCGCCATGGATCAGCAGGTGCGGCAGGTGGCCGGTGCGCTGCGGCGCGCAGTGGCGACGGCCGGCAAGCAGACACAGGACGACTTGCGCGCACAGGCGCGCGGTGCCGGCTTCCGCGACGGCGGCCGTGCGCTGGCGAATAGCTGGCGGCTGAACGTCTACCCGCGGCCGGGCGTTGGCGCCACGTCGCTGCGGCCGGCGGCGTTGGTGACGAGCCGGATGGCCGACGTGGTGCGGATTTTTGAGACGGGCGCGGTGATCCAGGCCAAGGGCCGGCGCTACCTCGCCATTCCGACGCCGGTGAACCGCGTGGGCAATCGCCGCAGCAATGACGGCCAGTTTCCCGTGCGCGTGACGCCGCAAGAGATGTTCCGCGCCGGCGGCTTTGTCCGGCCGACTGACAATCCCGCCGTCAAGCTGTGGTGTCTGCCGCTGCGCACCGAGACGACGAAGCGCGGCCGCATCCAGCTATTCGCGGGCCGCTATGCGCGGGTGCTCACGGGCAACCGCAAGGGCGCCGAAGCCATGCGCCGCCAGTTTGCTGCCGAGCGGAGGTTCGTCCCGATGTTCTTCCTCATGCGCCAGGTGTCGCTCCGCAAGCGGCTGAACGTGGCGCAGGTGGAAGCACGCGCGCCGGGCCGGTTCGCGTCGGCGGCACAGTCTGAACTGGCGAGGGTGGCACGATGAGCGGTAGCCGTCCCACCGTTGGCATCCGCATCTCGGCCGAGGGTGCGGAGCAGGTAAAGCGCCAGCTCGAGGCGCTTGGCCCGGCCGGCGAGCGCGCATTTCAGACGATCCAGGCCGCCAGCCGGAACGCGCAGCCGGAGTTTCAGAAGCTCGGCACGTCGGTGGACGTGGTGCAGCGCGCTTTCATCGGCATGGGCGGCTCGCTCGGCAGCGTCGGCTCCGTGTTCACCGGCGTGTCTGCCGTGGCTGGCGGCCTCACCACGGCCATCGTGGCGCTCGGCGCGGCTGCGGCTACCAGCGCCGTCGCGATCGCCAAGGCCGGCGACGAGGCCACCGCCACAATGGCGCGGCTTGCCTCCTCCACCGGCGGCGTGGCGCAGGCGACGCAGGTCTACGAGCAGCTTTTCAAGCTGTCGCAGCAAACCGGCGTGGCGGTGGCGGAGAGTGCCGGCGCGTTCTCCCGTTTTGCCGTTGCGGCAAAGGAAATCGGCGGCACCAACGCTCAGGTGCTGCAACTGGTGTCCGGCATCCAGAAGGCCGGCATCGTGGCGGGCACCAGCGCGGCCGAGGCGGCGGCGTCGGTGCAACAGCTTGGCCAGGCGCTGGCTTCCGGCACGCTCCAAGGCGACGAGCTGCGCTCTTTGCTGGAGAACATGCCGCAGCTTGCGCAGAAACTGGCGCAGGAACTCGGTGTGTCGATCGGCCAGCTTCGGCAAATGGGCAGCGAGGGCAAGCTCACCGCGGACACGGTGTTCCCGGCGCTGCTCCGCGCGACTGAGAAGATCGGCGCCGAGTTTGAGAAGATGCCGGTCACGATGTCCCGCGCCAAGGACATACTGCTGGCGGCGACGCAGGACTTTGGCGAGCGGCTGGACCGGATCACTGGCCTGTCGCAGACGTTCGCGCGGTTCATGCAGCAGGGCGCGGCGGCGCTGAGTGCGGCGGGCCGTGTGATCGCGCCCAGCGAGCGTGAGGCGGCGGATCAGGCTGTCGCGGCGGCTGAACGCCAGAGGGCCAATGTTGCGCGGCAAGTGGCCGCTGAGCGTGCCGCCAGCGCATACGGTGACGTGTCGCCGGGCTTGCAGCAGGCGATGGAAATTGCCGACGCCGATCTTCAAGCGGCGCTTGCGCGGCAGGCCGAGATCCGCCGCGAGGCGCGCGAGATGGAGCGCGCGGAGGCTGCGGACGCTGCGCGGCAGTCCGCCGAGGCGGCACGCCAGCGCGCACAAACAGACTTCGACAAGCTGCGCACTGATCTGGACAAGGAATTTAAGCTCCGCAAGGAGAACGCGGATCGGCTGAAGATCATCGAGCGCGCGGAAGCCACCGGCGCCATCACCAGCGCGCAGGCAGCGGCACAGCGCAAGCTGGCCAACGATGACTTGGCCGATGGTCTGAAGAAGCTTGCCGACGCCCACAAGCAGGTGGGCAAGGAAGCCGCCGACGCCGATGCGCACGTCAAGGAATACCTGAAGGATCAGGAGCGCATCGCCAAGGAAGCGGCGAAGGCGCAGGAGCAGGCAGCCGAGGCGATCAGGAAATACCACGAGCGCAGCTTCGATGCCGTGGTGTCCATCGGCGAGCGCGCTTTCGAGCGGTTGGGCGATGCGATGGTGGACGCCTTCGTGTCGGGCCAGGGCGCGGCGGTGAACTTCGGCAACGTGGCGCGCGGCATCGCGGCGTCTGTGGTGACGGACTTCGCCAAGCTGGCGATCGTGAACCCGATCCTCAACAGCCTGTTCGTGGGCTCTGGCGGGCCGCGGCCGACGCTGAGCGCGGCGTTCGGTGGCAGCAGCACCGGGATCGGCATGGGCGACTTGCTCGGCCTGTCGTCGCTGCTGCCGAAGGACGGGTTGCTCGGCTCGCTTGGCATCAGCGGCTCCGGGATTGGAAGCTCAATTTTTGGCACCGCCGGCACTGTCGGCGGTTCGTTTGCGGATTTGGGCGGTATCACCATCGCAGGCACCGCTGGCACGCCCGGGCTGCTTGGCACTTACGGCACGTCGCTGATGGGCGGCTCGCAACTGACGCTCGGCGGCGCTTTCGGCAGCATCGGCGGCGGCCTAGCCATCTCCAGCCTGCTCAACTCCGCCCTCGGCCGCAGTTCGGCACAGTCCACCAACGGCATGATCGGCTCCGGCCTTGGCGGCCTTGCTGGCTTCCTGATCGGCGGCCCGCTCGGTGGTCTTATCGGCGGCACGCTGGGCGGGCTCGGCGGCGGCCTCATCGGCCCCGGCGAGTCCGTCCGCGGCTACGGCTTCCGCCTCCAGTCCGCCGGCTGGGGGCCAGACGCCACGCCTACGAACGAGATGGCCAGCAGCCTCCTCCCGATCAGCCGCCAGTATTACAACGAAAGCGGCGCGCAGATGTTTGCCGCGGCGGATCAGCTTGTCGCGGCCACCAATGCCTACCTCGCCGCGCGCGGCCTGACGGTGGGCGGCGTCTCTGTGGTGGGCGGCAACAAGAACGGCGCGGATTACTCCTGGGCGGACGCCGGCAACCTGAACGAAGCATTCACCCGCCTGCGCTTCGGCGCCGCCAACGACAACCAGCTGGCGGGGGCGCTGACAGGCCGGACATTCTCCGATCTCGGTGGCCTGCAGCAGTTCGTGGAAGGCTTCACCGCCGTCCGCGACACCATCCGCAACCTCACCGAGACGCCGGCGCAGAAGCTGGCGCGGCAGTTGGAGGAGATCGGCAAGCAGTTTGACGACCTCAGCGCCAAGGCCAAGGAATACGGCTTGAGCGAGGAAGGCCTCGCCGATGCCCGCCAGAAAGCCCTCGATGCCGTGAAGGCGCAGCAGAACAACGAAGGCCAGGCGATCCGCGCCTACCTCGATCGCTTGAGCGCGAACGATCCCAGCGCCTCACCGGTGGATCGCTTCGCCGCCGCGCAGGGCCTGTTTGGCGCCGATCTGGCCGCGGCGCAGGCCGGCGACGCCAGCGCACTGGCGCGCATCACCAGCAGCGCCGACACGCTGCTGGGCGCTGGCCGGGCTGCCTACGCGTCCGGCCCGCAGTTCGCCGCGCTGCGCTCCATGGTGGTGTCCAGCCTGGAGAACCTGCCGGCGGTGCGCGGCCTGCCGACGAGCCAGCAGCCGATCGACATGGTGCCGCTGATTGACGAATTGGCGGCGCTCAAGATGCAGGTGGCCGAGCTGCGTGAGGAGCTGCGCACGGCGCGGCTGCGTGCGGCATGATGTTCGGCCCCGTCGCCGCCGCGCCAATTGCGGCCTTCGCCTTCGGCATCACCGCCACCGGTCCCGCCACCAGCGCCACGGCCGAGACGGCGCGCACCGAGCCGTCCGTGTGGCTGGTGGAGATCGTCACCGACAGCGCCACCGTGGCCGTCTCCGACCGCGGTTGGCTGAAGGAGCCCTCAGACACCGCCCCCATCAGCAAATACCCGCCCCGCCTGCTGGAGCCACCAGCCCTTGAGCTGTCGATCCCGGTCTATCCCTCTCAGGAGCGTCGCACCTCGATCAGCGCCGGTGAACTGCGGATCGCCAACGGCGATGGTGGCGTGAACAGCCTCACTGGCGACTGGACTGTGGCGGGACGTGCCGTAACGATCTACCGCGCGCCGCACCGCCGCCCCGTACACGCACCGCGCTCCACCTTCGAGCGCGTGGCCACGCTCAAGACAGCGGCAGCCTTCGGCGGCACGTCCACACTGCGCATGCCGCTCCAGTCCGGTGCGAAGAACCTCAACGATTCCGCCTGCGGCACCTACACCGGCGCCGGCGGTATCAACGGTGATGCCGCGCTGGCTGGCGCCAACATCCCGCGCCTGTTCGGCCTGGTGCGCAACATCGTGCCGGTGCAGGTGGAGGCCGGGAAGCTGATCTACCAGCTCCACGACGGCGCCATGTCGCAGGTGTTGGCCGTGCGCGATGCCGGTGTGGCGCTGGTGCCGGGCGGCGACGTGGCCAGCTATGCCGCGCTCCAGTCCGCGACGGTAGCCGCGGGAACGTTCCAGACATGTCTTGCCACCGGTCACTTCCGCGTCGGCGCGGTGCCCGTGCGCCTCACCGCGGACGCGCGCGGCTCGACGGCCTTCGGCGGCTATCCGGCGACGGCCGGCGCGCTCGCGGCACAGATCCTCAGCGTCTCCACCGGCACCACCGTGAGCTCGACGGCCTTCGCGGCATGGCGCGCCGCGGAGGCTGGCATCGTGGTGCGCGGCGGCACGGCCGCAGAAGCGCTGGACAGGCTTGCAGCAGGCCTCGGCACGGCTTGGTGGGGTACCGACACGAATGGCAACTGGATCGGTGGCGCCGTCACCGCGCCGGAGACCCTGGGCACCGGCATCTCCATCCGCGAGTCCATGCTGGCCGCCCCGCCTGAGGAAGTTGCCGGTGCGCTGCCGCCGTGGTGGCGGGCCCGTGTCGGCTACCAGCGCCTCGACCTGGTGCAGTCCGGCGCCGACCTGGTGACGTCCGTGTCGGCGGCGGATCGCGATTACTACAGCCGCCTCCAGCGCACCGCCGTCGACAGCGACACCGCGGTGCAGTCCGCCTATCCGCTGGCGGTGGACGGCGAGGACGTGCCGGGCGTGCTGGACAGTGCCGGCGAGGCGACCGCGGTGGCGGCTGACCTGCTGTCCTTGTTCAAGGTGCCGCGTCGCTCCTGGCTGGTGCGCCTCGGTCCGAACGCTGGTGGCCTGCCGTGGTGGCAGTTCGGCCTGGGCACCCCTGTGCGCCTCACCTGGAAATACGCCTCCGCGCTCACCTCCGGCCGTACACTCCTGGTGCGCTCGATCAGCGCGCGCGGCGACAACGCAGAACTGGAGCTGTGGGGCTGATGGGCGCGCTTCTGTCATGGGCGAACCTCGCCGACGCCGGCACGGTGACGGTCTCCAGCCAAGCCTCCGACCTCGGGCCAGCCGGCCTGCTCACGCCGCAGATGAATGACGTATGGAGGAGCGGCAGCCTGGGTGCGGCGACGGTCTGGGTGGAGGTCGACCTGGGCAGCGCCAAGACGGTCAATGTGGTGGCGATCGGCGCGCCGCGCGATGGCGTGCTTCCGACATCGAGCGCCACGGTCCGGCTCACGGCCGGCTCCGCGTCCGGCGGTGCAACGGCGCTGGACACCGGCGGCGCCACCTTCACCATGTCGCCCTGGGGCGTCTGGGGCTGGCGCAGTGCGGGGGGAGTCTCCGCCCGCTACTGGCGCCTGACCTTCGGCATGTCGGCTGGCGACAGCTACCTGCAAATCGGCCGTGTCTGGGTGGGGGCGGCACTCATCACCGCGCGTGGCTACGCCTTTGGCGCAGCCCGCGCTGGACGCGATCCCGGCACCGTGTCGCGCACCGGCATGACAGGCACGCGCTATGCCACGCTTGGCCGGCCCTATCGCATCGAGCGCTTCACCCTGCCGGCGCTTACCAGCACCGAGGCAGCCCAGATGGAAGCCATGGCGATGGCAGTCGGCACCACTGGGCAGGTGTTTGCGGCCAAGTCTGACGCCGCACTCGGCCAAGGGATTTTCGGCGCCTTCACCGAGCCTCCCACCGTGGCGCGGCCCTATCCGCAGATTTGGACTTCCGACCTTCAGATTGAAGAGGACGCTTGAATGGGGACACCGAACGTCGTCGCCGATCGGGTGCTGGTCACATTCGGCAGCACCGCATCGACTGATCCTTATATCTTCACATCCGCTGTGGCGGGCTACCTGGCACCCGGTGCGGCTGGCGTGCCCAATGGCGCCCGCGTGGCCTACGTCGCCGTGAACAGCCAGACGGCACCGACGCTGTTCGAGGTCGGCGAAGGCGTGTTCACAGCGGCCACGTCGCAGATCACCCGCGCCACGATCCACCGCACGAATACCGGCGGCGCCACGACCGTCACCTGGGGCGCGGGGCCGAACTTCCTTTTTCTCGCCCCCTCCGCCGCCCGCCTGCCGGTGCTGGAGACGGATGGTCGCATGACGCTCACCGGCGGCCTGAACATAACCGGCGGTGGCGCCTCGGTAACGGGCAACGCCACCGTCACGGGCACCATGTTTGTCAACAGCGGCCTGACGGTGACCGGAGGCGGCGCCAGTGTCACGGGCAATGGCCTGGTGACCGGCAACATGACCGTCTCGGGGAACGTCATCACCTCGCCCGGCACCGGTCTCAACCAGGCCGTCGTCACCAACCAATTCTCTCCCACCTGGGGAACCACCGGCGCGATGGAGTTCCCCAGCGCCTTCAAGATGAAATGGGGCACAGGTTCCGTCACGAGCGGATCCGGCTCGGTGACGTACGCGGCCGCGTTCCCTGTCGCCACGCTGAACGTGCAGCTGACGATCTCGGCGGGCGGCAACTCCTCGACGCAGGACGCCCTGATACTGGGCGCGACAACCGCCGCTGGCTTTGCGGTCTGGGGCAGTTCCACGACAAACGTCGCGTTCAACTGGTTCGCCGTCGGCTACTGACTCCCCTGCCGGCGGGTGGCCGGCCCCGCAGCGTCGTGACGACGCCGCATCCCCTGGACGGAGGCTCTCATGCCAAACAACCTCACCGACTACGGCGAGAACCAGCTCCTCGTCTGGCAGCTCACCACCACCGCCATCACGCGGCCCACGGCCTGGTTTCTTGGCGTCGGCACCGGCAACACCGACATCACCCTCACTGGCGAGCCCAGCGGCAACGGCTATGCGCGCCAGGCGGTGGCGTTTACCGTGACGAACGACACGGCCACCAATTCCGGCGCCATCACCTTTGGCCCAAACACCACGAGCAACTGGGGCACGATGGCGAGCGTGGCGATCTTCGACGCGGCCAGCGGCGGTAACTGCCTGTGGGCTGGCGCGCTCACGGACGCCAAGGCGATCGCGGTGGGTGACTCGCTCACCATCGCGGCCGGTGCGCTCACCGTCTCGCTGGCCTGAGCCTAGGAGGCCGCTGCCATGGCGAACATCAAGATCAGCGATCTTTCGGCCGCGTCCTCCGTCGCGGCCGGCGATCTGTTCGAGGTGTCGCAGGGCAGCGGCACGCTTACCTCGCGCAAGGCCACCGGCACGCAGGTGCAGTCCTTTGTGCTGAGCAGCTACGCGGGCGGCTCCTCCATCGTCACCGTTGGCACGGTGGGCACTGGGACGTGGCAGGGCACGGCGATCGCCGTCACCCATGGCGGCACCGGCGCCACGGACGCGGCCGCCGCGCGCACCAATCTGGGTTTGGGCACCGCCGCCACGATGACCGGGCCGAGCGGCACGATCGTCGGCACCACGGATACCCAGTCGCTCTCGAACAAGACGCTCGCTGCGCCGACCGTCACCGACTACAGCGAGAGCGTGGTGACGGCCAACACCACCACGGCCTACACGATCAGCCTGACCTCTGGGACCGTCCAAAACCTCACGCTCACCGGCAACTGCACCTTCACGTTCCCCACCGCGACGGCGGGCAAGAGCTTCCTGCTGGTGCTGAAGCAGGACGCCACGGGCAGCCGAACGGCAACCTGGCCCGCCGCTGTGAAGTGGCCTGCCAGCACCGCGCCGACCATCACCGCGACGGCCAACAAGGCCGATTTGTATGCGTTCACATCGGATGGCACGAATTGGTTCGGTCGCACGCTCGGCCAGAACTATCTGTGAGGGCAAACATGTTTGCTGCTGACCTTGGAGTTGCCACGACCGCGACCGCGCCTGCGCCGGTCATTACGCAATATTTTAGCCCTACTATTTACAGTGGTAACGGCTCTACTCAAAAAATTGTCAACAATATCAACCTATCCTCTTTTGGTGGCATGGTTTGGCAGAAGAAACGGACGGAAATCATCGGGTATAACAACAACCATGTAATCTTTGATACTGCAAGAAATTTGAATTCTGCGCTGTTTCCTGATTTGTATAACGTGGAATCCAATCCTGGGAGCAACACGTTCATATCATGGAATTCAGATGGCTTTACTATGGGCGCAGGCTCGTCGCGCCTTAATCAGTTGGGAGAAACTTATATTTCCTGGACTTTCCGTAAGGCGGCGGGATTTTTTGATGTTGTCACCTATACAGGAGCCGGGAACAGTCAAACGATAGCGCATAGTTTAGGCGCTATACCACGAATGATAATTTTTAAGCAGAGAAATCAGTCGACCACTGTATGGGCAGTTTATCATCAGGCGCTTGGCACTGCACTGCATCTGCCGCTAAATCTTGCGGCCGGCACGGCCGCTTTTCCGTTGCTTACGGCAACACCTAATGCGTCAAATTTTACGCTTGCTTCGTTCGAAAATCGCTGCAATCAATCGGGAGTCAATTATGTGGCTTATTT